CCACTTCCACTGGCCTATCTTCATCATCACCTGTTCTCTGAACGCAGTGTATGTTTTGGTGCAGTGTGGGCTATCCACTAGCTTTGCTAATGCCCAAGCATCTGTCGGATCATTCGGCGTGGGTGTACCTGTCATCATCCACAAACGTGTTCCTGTATTCTTTCCCATCCACTTCCTCAAGATCTTGAATCTGTTTGTAGATGGATTACGGTAGACAGCCACCTCATCAACTATCACTAAGTCAAACATACCAAGGGCTTCCTCGGCTATGATAGGGAAACCATCGTGGTTAATAATAAAGAAGTCAGCATCTACATGTAGTAGCTTCTTCCTCTTAGCCGCAGTACCATGTAAAGTTACATGCTTACGATTAGGGAAGCCCATAAAGATACCGTCACCCCATACACGTTCAAGCGTGGATAGCGGGGATATGATTAGGACTTTCTTAACAGAACCTGTTTTCATAAGGTAGTCTGCCGCCCATAGAGCTGACTGTGTCTTACCTGTTCCAATCTCGTTAAGCACCAGTGCCTTCTGATTCATAGTTAGAAAGGCGGCTGTCATCTTCTGGTGTTCATACGGTGTGAACTGACCTATCCAATCATAGTAATATAGTATAGGTGCAGGTGCTTTTATCCCTAGGTTGCGTAGTACCTTCACTTCATCTTGACCATGCGGTGTTACCACTAGGTCTTTACCTTTGAAGTTAAGTATCTTCGCAGTTGGTATTGTCTCTAACACTCTGTTTGGCTTTGTAAGGTTTAGTGCTAGAGCCTTTGCTTGCTCTACTACTAACATCCTAGCTCCACCCAACTCGTATCCTGTTGACCTTTAATGTACTGACGAACTTCCTCTATAGTATCTTCGTCATATACGAGAAAGCATTTGCCCCCTGCCATCTCTATCTCCTTCATTGCTTTTATCTGTAGTGCTGTAGGTTTCTTTGTCTTATCCGCCTTGCACTCAATCCCTATAAATCGTCCACTTACTATTGCAATCTTGTCAGGTATACCTGCCCTACCAAACGGCCCTGCTTGGGGGTTGTAATACCAGATGCCTTCTTCCTTTAGCATCTTGTCAAGTTTGCGCTTTATCTTACCTTCTGGTGTAGATGCCATAAGATTACATACTTGTCAAGTTATATCTGTGCGTATTCACAAATATTTTTTGCAGGACACCAACCACATAAGCCACTGGGTTTAGCAGGCCAATTCTCATGCTCTACTGATTGGTGTATTCTATTGATGCGACCTAGTAAACTTTGCCATAGCTCGTCTGATTGTTCTCGACTGTATGTTTCTGAGTCCATCTTCATCTCTTTGAGCCATACAAATAAAGTTTTTATCTGCACAATCTCAGGGAAATGTTTCCATACTTGCAGTGCAAACATCTCAAGCTGTGTAAAGTCTGGTCTGCGCTTACCTGTTTTCCAATCTACAACTATTGCTGTGTCATCTTTGATAATCAAAACGTCGAGTATGGATCTGAACCAAGCGTCCTCCGCAAACCAACTTGTTGGTGTAAGGTTTTCTGTCAGCGTTAGCTGTCGCTCTGCGTGTAGCTCTCCACCCCTTGCCATCTTCTCTATGGTTTGACAAAGCACTTCGTACCTCTCAGCTTCTTGCGGCAGGGCTGTGTCGTTTACCAATCGTTGTTCCAGAAACTCGTGGATACGATTGCCGTATATACTTGCCTCACTCCCTGTATCTTGAACTTCCTTAGTTACTCTCTGATGATAGTATCGTTTAGGACAGTTTTCATACATCTTAATGGCTGAAAAAGAATGTGCTATCTGCATCAAAACTCCATAGGGTTGCACCGTGAAGGCGGTATTCGCCACCCACGGTAAAGTTTACTTAGCATCACCATAGTTATACCCTACGCCTGACTCACAAGCAACAGGTAAATCTTGTGCCCAGCGGGGCGGAGTAGACATTCTCCTCTCAACAAGTTCCTGTGCGTGTGTCTTTTCCTCTTCCAGGCAGCTGATAATAATCTCATCATGTACCTGAAATGCAACGTGGTATGACTGTCCGATGGATGCCATTTGTTCTGCGACTACAATCCTAGCTAACGCTTGAACTACGTTCTCTGTTACTTTCCCACCATAGATGCGTGTCCAATCTATAGTTATTTCTTCGCCTGTAGTCACTCTGGCTTTGACTAATTTCTTATAGGTTCGTGCGTCTGCGATATACTCAAAGCCATCTGGTGTCTGTCGCAGTGCATTATATTTTATGCGTAAACCACTGGGTAAAATTATGCCGTTGTTGTCGTAGGGTAATAGGTCAGTAATGTTGCCACTTCCTCCTGCTACCATAGTAGTCAAAGCATGACCGCATTTATTCCAGAGGGATACAATCTTGTGGTTCTTCTGTCGATACAACCTAACAATACGTTGTGCTTCGTTCTCATCTATATCAACAGAGATACCTCCCTGCCCAAGCGCAAGTGTGTTACGGAACTTTACATGCCCCATACCATAACCTAACCCAAGTATACAGGTCTTACCAACGAACCGTTCAATCTTGTCAGCCTTAGTAACTGTCTTACCATAGACCTCAGATGCGAACTCACTGTAGACATCACGCCCTTCTTTGAATGCTTGCACTAGGTCATGTTGACCTGCGATGTAAGCAACCATACGAGCTTCTATCTGTGACGAATCACAGGCTATTAGTATCTCTCCTATGGGTGCAGTCAGTGCGCTTCGTATTGCTCCGTTGCGTGGTAGGTTCTGTAAGTTAAGTTTATCCCCACCAGAAAACCTACCTGTATGTGCGCCATAATAGTTAAGCATAATAGGTAATGCGCCACGCTCAGCCACCTTCATCAGGTTCTCAGTGCGTGTCTCTTCGATGGTGGATTTAGTACCTAGCCTTGCCGCCACTAGGTTTTGTATGCGTGGGTCAGGGTGGTCAAGTAAAGCAGTGAACTCTTTGTCTGTCTTAGCAAAGGCATATGTTTCCTTACCTGTGCGTAGACTTGTTTTCATAGGGGGTTCAACACCTACCGTAGTAAGTAGCTTAGCGAATATTTGATTAGACATGAGAGCTTTCTTTACTTTCTCCTCACTCAATCCCTTGAGTGCCAAGTCCTCAATCAGCTTTCGCTTGTCTGCTTTTACTTTCTCTAAGTGCTGTGCAAGCACTTCCGTGTCGAGTTGTATAACAGGTTGGGTATACATCCTTAGTGTCTGGTCAATAACCATTAGCTCAGACACAGGGAAACCCACCTTTAATCTTTGGAATAGTTGGTACGTCAGGTCTACGTCCTTGATGCAGTACGCAGCATACCTGTCAAGTTGTTCTGGTGTGAAGTCCTTCTTGTGACGGCCCATGTTATTAAACACTTCATCACCTTTCTCACCTAGCTTGTAGTGAGAGGCTAGTGCTTTCAGTGAGCCACCTACTGTAGCATTGTGTAGGGGTCTTGCCATAGACATGGTATCGAACCAGAACTTCGGCTTGATTCCATAGTGCCACGACAAGATAGCCCCATCAAACGCAGTGTTGTGAGCAAGTATCGCCTTGTCAGAATAGTCTAACGAGTTAAGAAACTTGCCCACATTGTCACCGCTATACCAATCAGTAGGGAAGTCGTTCACCTTGACGCATACACCTATCACCTCAAAGCGAGGGTCACGAACATAAGCTTCCGTTGTCATCTTAGACAGCGAATACTCCCTATCGTAATAGGTTTCAAAATCAATGGTGACGATGTCCATGTTACAGACTCTGTCCTTCTGCAAGTGGTATCTTCTCGTCGGTCAAGTCTGCATACTCTACAGTCTCAGTACCAATCTCTCCACCGCAAGCCATATAACCTGCGCCATCTACCCAGTTATCTGCATGACATGGATTGTTTTTAGCACGAGACACTTTAACTAGTGTCATCATTAGAGCAACATCACTACCGTTTAAGATGTCGCCATGCCATCTGTCCTTGAGATATGCGTTCCACAAGTCAGCAATACAACCGAGGTTATCGGCCATAGTACCGTGTGTTTTCTCACGAGCACTTGTTGTCAGGCGTGTTGCTTCCTGTAGAATCTCAGCCCTACCCATAGGTTTAGGAAAACCATCGGTGCTGTTAGCTTCTTCAACTTCAGCTTCGAATATTTCCTTTGGTGTGCCTATGCTTTGCATTAGTTTATTAACATAGGTATACGAAACACCTGTAGCTTTAGCTACCTCTTTGCCAGTGGCTAGTTTGTTTTTCAACAGGTAAGCCCATACCTTTTCTTTCTTAGACTTCTTTCGGTTCGCCATTTCTTCCTCCTAGAACCTTACTATCTTGTAAGGTATAGCATGATACACCTTTACCACAATGTAAAGAATATTCGTTAGCAATCTGCACAGCTTCAGAGGCTGTCGCTCCCATTGCCATTGCGCCAAGCGCATACTCCCTACCTTCTCCGAAAGCCATAGGTGCTGATAGCTCCACGGATGTTCCATTAGATGACCAGACAGTCAG